CTGCTTTTCCATACAACCGTAAAATATTGGCCCTAGAGAAAAAGCTCACAAATTCAGGGTTCTTGGTGTCACGAGGATGAGTTTTTATTCTGAACTTGCAACTACTGCAGCCAGGCTTTTAACCGAAAAAGGTGAGACTGCTACTTTTACCAGGAGAAGCGCTGGCAATTTCGATCCAGTGACAGGAACCAGCAGCGGTCAAAATGTCACGACTTTTACCGCTAAGGTTTACCCATCTGATTTTTCAGTTTCCCAGGTAAACGGCAAATCTATTTTATCGGGTGATAAAAAGCTAATTGTCCAGGCTGGCAATAAACCAGCTGTAAATGACAAGGTTTCATTATCAGGAATAGTAACAACTGTTATCAGTTTTGAGAGTGTCGGCCTTACCAGTGACGAGGTGATTTATGTCGTTCAAACGAGATCTTAGCCGCTTCGTTAAAAAAACAAACACCATGACAGAGCAAGTTTTTAAGGGGACGACAATAGGGCTTTTTAATAAAGTTGTATTAAGGACCCCGATTAAAAGCGGTCGGCTACGGAATAGCTGGCAACCTTCCGTTAATTCTCCTTCAAACAGCACAAAAGAAAGAGGGGGAAACGATATTGAAAGTACAGTATTAAACGCAAAGATTGGCGATAAGATTTATATAACAAACAATCTTCCTTATGCAAAAAAGATAGAAGGCGGCTCAAGCACAAAAGCTCCCCAGGGAATGGTTGCCGTAACCGTAGCCGAATATCAGGCCATCTTTAAAGGTAACGTCAACAACGCTAAGAAAGGAAAATAGATGGCTTCATTTACCGATATATCCGCTGCTTTAGATGCCAGGACCAACTCGCTCTCTCTACCGACCGCCTGGGAAAACATAGCCTTTACCCCGACAGCGGAAACGCTATATATCAGGCCGACTTTAATGCCCGCCGATACAGTTCAAGCGGGTCTAGGTTCAAATGGATTAGATGAGCATGTAGGCGTTTATCAGATAGACATCATAGCTCCAGGATCAAAAGGAAAAGGCCAGGCAACCATCAAAGCTGATGTGATTGCTGACCACTTTAAACGTGGGGTAGTCCTTACTTATAATGGCGTCAATGTGCGCCTATCAAAAACCTCACGCGGTCTAGGGAAACGCGACGAGGCGTGGTTCGTCATCCCTATTTTTATCACTTATCAAGTTTTTACTTTACCGAGGTAACATTTTCATGGCTATAGCATCAGGATCAAGACATTCTATGGGTTTTATAACGGAAGCGGCATTTGGAGTTACTCCAAACAATCCGACGTTTAAAGCATTACGACACGTTTCAACAACTCTGGGTCTTTCAAAGGAAAGTATCCAGTCCAATGAACTAAGATCAGACCGACAAATTGCAGATTTTAGACACGGCAACAAAGCAGTATCTGGCGATATTGGCGTAGAACTTTCATACGGGAGTTTTGATGACCTTTTAGAGGCTGTTTTAGGTGGAACATGGGCGGCTGATACTCCTTCAGCAGGTATAGCACAACTAAAAGCTGGTGTTGTTCGCCGTAGTTTTTCTGTCGAGCGCCATTTTGAGGACATTACTCAATACTTACGTTTTACAGGCGTGAACTTCAATACTTTATCGCTATCAGTTGCTCCTAATGCAATGGTTACCGGTACGCTAGGAATGATGGGCAAAGGAATGACCACTTCTGCTACTGCACTTTCTGGAAGTACTTACCCCGCCGCAACAACCACTTCTCCGTTTGATAGCTTCACAGGCACTATTAATGAAAACAATTCAGCCATTGCTATCATCACGGATTTATCTATTAACCTAGATAACGGTATGTCTAATACCTATGTTGTAGGTTCTAGTGAGACTTTAGATCCTAGCATTGGTCGCTCAAATGTCACAGGTTCAATTACTGCTTATTTTCAAGATACGACGCTGCTTAATAAGTTTGTGAACGAAACCGAAACATCCATAGACTTTACGCTTACAGACGTAGCAGGCAATACTTATTTCTTCGACCTCCCTCGTATCAAATACAACAGCGGTCAACCTGATGTGACGGATGAAAATCCAGTGACAATCACGTTTGATTTTCAAGCGTTAAGAGATACAACAACAGCGACTAACATTCTTATCCAAAGAAACCCAGTCTAATAAGCAAGGGTGATATCAAGTGGTATCGCCCTTTTTTTAACCCTATAAGAGATAACTATAATGGATATTAACCAACTATACACCGCCGATGCTCACGAAGCTGGAGCAGAATGTAGGATTGTAAATCCAGCTGACGGTAGCGATACAGATTGTTACATCACTGTTATTGGTATCGACTCTAAAAGTTTTAGAGCAGAGCAACGAAAACGCCAACGAAAAGCATTAGATGCAGTGAGAAGCAATAAGCCTATTCCCGATGATGAATTTGGTTTACTGGTTGAGTCTTGCACTGGCTGGCGTGGCTTTAAAAACGATAAAAAAGAATGGCCTTTTACTAAAAAGAATCTGATGGCTTTGTTTGAAAATAGCCCTTTGATTGCGGACCAGGTGGATAAATTTATCGCTGACCGTGAAAATTTTACCAAGGGCTAATAGCAGAGCTGGTCGAATTTGCCGAGTCTCAGTATTGGCTCTACGGCCACGAAGAAGGCTCAAAGATTAGCCGCATTGACAACCTCGAACAAGTAGAAAAATCATTAGGAAGAAAACCTAAAGAGCTTGAAAACCTACCAGAGCTAAGGCCTGAAATGTCTTATATCTGGTCGGCTTTTTTAGACTTGAATAATCCAGATGGCGGGAAGATCGGCTATCTTGAAATAAAAGAATATTCTCAAATACATGGCGAGCTATCACCATTTGAAATAAAAGCAATCCGAAGTTTAAGCGCCGTCAATAAAGGGTAATAAGATGGATATAGCAAGTCTGGGAATAGTTGTTGACAGCAAGGGAGTTCTACGAGCCACAAAGAACCTGGATAAGCTCGAAAAAAAGGCCACTAAAACAGAAAAAGCCACCAGCAACCTAAAGCGCGCATTTGCAGGATTAGGGGCAGCAGCAACTGTTCGCCAGCTTGTCAATATGACAGATTCTTTTACTGGCATGACGAATAAATTAAAAGTCGTCACAACTTCTACTGAGCAGCTTGTCAGGGTCCAGGGAAAATTACTCCAAGTCGCTAATTCTACAAGAAGCTCGCTTGATTCAACTGTTGGCCTTTATACTGTTTTAGCCAGGAACACAGAGGCGCTCAATTTAAGCCAGAGCCGCCTACTCAGAATTACTGAGACTATCAATAAATCCTTTGCAACCTCTGGCGCTTCAGCGCAGGAAGCAAGCGGGGCAATCAGACAATTATCACAAGGTTTAGCTGCTGGAGCTTTACGAGGTGACGAGTTCAACTCTGTAGCAGAGGGTGCGCCAGAAATACTAAGGGCCATTTCTAAAGAAACAGGAATGGCGACTGGCGAACTGAGAGAGTTTGCTGCAACTGGCGGTATTACTGCTGAGCTTTTGATTAAGTCCCTCGAAGGTTATAGCGAAGTTGTGGATGGCATATTTAACAAGTCTACTGCAACAATGGCTCAATCGCTAGAACAGTCAAACAATAATGCGATAGCTTTTGTCGGCTCTATGGGCGCTTTAAATTCTGCAACTCAATCAGCAGGAAGGGGGATCGTAACTCTTTCTGAAAATTTAGATACAGTGCTAAGTATTGGCCAGTTGATTGCTGTTGTTTATGGCGCAAAAGTGGGCGGTGCTATGCTCACTTCTGCTGGTGCTTTTACTATCAATACAATTGCTGCAGCATCAAATGCCACGGCTGTAACAGCGACTGGTTTTGCTGCGAGAGCTGGCGCGTTAGGTTACAACGTGTTGACAGCTTCATTAGTTGCCGCTACCGCAGCGTTTGGTAGGTTTACAACAATGATGGGACCAGTAGGGCTCGCTATACTAGCGGCCTCAGCGGGTCTTTATGCTTATACGAAAATTAATGAGGACACAGAGTCCGCCGTTAAAAAAACCACTAAGGCCGAGAAAGAGGCCGTGGTTGTTAAAGAAAAGATCAGCAAAGAAGATCAAAAACTATTAGAAAATTTAAGGCGTGAGCTTAAACAGCTAAACATGCTTGAAGTTGATATTGCCGTATCAAACAATTTAAGAAAACTTAATGCCAGCGCCATCAGTGATCAAGGAAAAGAAGTTGTAGCGCTGACCAGGGCAATCTTTACTGAGCAAGAAGCTCTGGACCTGGCAGCAGAAAAAGCCACAGAAGCACAGCAAAAGTTTGACGATATGGCAAATGGTATGTCCACCTCTTTTAAAGCTACTTTCCGCGAAATGCTAGATGGTGGTGATAATGTCTTCAGAAACCTAGTTGATAGCGCCAAAGCAATGGTCAAAGACATTCTTTCTGAAATGGCTCTACTTGCCGCTAAACCTTTCATTATGAGAATTGCAGGCGTTGCTACAATGGGCGCTTCTGGCATGGCAAATGCTGGAATGGGCAGTGATGGTGGTGGCGGTATGGATATGCTGTCCAACCTATCCAATCTTAGTTCCTTGTCAGGAAACTCCATCGGTCAAGGCTTTGTTTCTGCCGGAAACTTTATGGCCTCAGGCTCAACTAGCAGTGCTGCATATGCTGCTAATGGAGGCGCTTTCACGGGGGCTGGGGCTGTATCAAACCTTGTTTATACTGGCGTTGCACTTGTTGCTGGTCTTATCGGTCAAGAATTGTTCGGCAAAAATGGAGGCGCGGGGGCAAGTATAGGAGCTACTATTGGAATGGCTGCTGGTGGACTCCCTGGGGCTTTAGTAGGTGGTTTAATCGGTGGCGCATTAGGTGGAATGATTGGCCCTGATAAACCATCTCAAAGGTTTGCAATATCAACTGGTAGTAATGTTGCCGGACATACTGGCAATCTACCAATGGATGAGGCTATAGCAAAATACGGAAATCAAAGCGATCCTGATGGCAGTAACTTTGCGTTTACCGATACTGCTTTTGGAAAAACATTTTTAAATAGTCGCCGTGTTGATTTAACCGGCATGCAAAAGATGATTCAAGGTGCAGATGATGCAATGGCGAGCTTCTTGGATTCTGATGAAATAGCAGCGATAAAAGACACGCTGGATAATGCGGAGCATTTCGCAAGTGGCAAGCACGATGGCAACAAAGGTGGCCCACAATTTAACGCTATTTTTAACCGATACAGAATGGTGCTTGGCGCAATAGATGACGAACTGGTTAGCATGTTTGATGCCAGGGCAACCAAAGATAATATTGGTAAATTGCCCGTTGCTCTTGCGGCTATTAATAAAGACTTAAAAGATCAGATAGGCATATTCAGCGGCACATTTGGTTCTGATAGTGGCGTGATGGGACAGACCATTCAAGATGCTGTAGCGCTGGTCGATACTTATGCTAATGAAAATGAAACGTTACTAGATACATATACTAGGCTATCAGTTGAAACTATAAGTCTTACATCATCGTTAGATATTATGGGTATAACCCTTAATAAGTCAGTAGACGGCATGATTAATTTCGCCAGGGAATTATCAGAAGCGGCTGGTGGAGCAGAAACAGCATCGGCTTTATGGCGGGGTTATTTTAGTACGTTTTACACGGACCAAGAAAAAGCGATTGCCAGTCTGGAAGAGGGTACGGCTAAACTTAATGCCTTTCTAAAAGCTACCGAGCTTGATGGTCTAGGCCTATCAATGCAAAACTTTAGAGCTAGTTTTGAGCAGGCTTTAAGCGCCGGATTATCTGCAAGCCAAACGGTTGATTGGTTGGCTGCTGGTGAGTTAATAAGACAAGTCGAAGAATTAGCAAACACTGGAATGACTGGCAAAATATCAACGCTGGTTACTGCTAAAAACAACCTAATAGATGCCTACAAACGCGAAATAGAATCTCAAGAAGGATTAGCTTCTTCATTTAGAGGATTGGCTGACGGTTTAAGAGCTTCTGCACAAGGCTTATTGTTAAGCAGTTTATCACCTCTAACAAACGCTGAAAGATTTGCAGCTGCCGAGGCTAGATTTAATAATGTTAATAACCGCGCTCAATTAGGCGATGCTGATGCACTTGCTGATTTAGCTACAGTATCAGAGGAATTTTTAAAGGAAAGTCAGAAGTTTAACGCCTCTGGCACAGCTTATACAGATGACTTCAACATGGTGCAAACCGCTTTAACCGAGGCAGGAACAGCATCAAATAGAATAGCGGACAACGCCGATAGAATGGTTGACCAATTAAAAGCTGAATTTAATTTAATCGCCACCAGTAATCATTGGCTAGAAACTATAAATACAAGTGTTCTTAGCCTTGAACAAGCATTAGATAAGTTTGTGTTAGAAGGTGGTAACGGAACAGCAGCCGGTAAAGCTAATGGCTCACAGTCAGTGGCTATGAGTAACGCGCAATTTGTAGACCAATTATATACACAAGGTTTTGGCCGACAGGCTGATATCGGCGGTGCAAACTACTGGAATGAGTCGCTCAGAAATGGGGCAACAAGACAGCAAATAGTAGATAACTTCGTTTCATCTGCCGAAGCAGCTAACGTAGGTTTTGACCAAACAAATATAAAAATGTTTGCTAAGGGAGGAATAAGTAACCGACCAGCAATCTTTGGTGAAGCCGGCCCTGAAGCTGCTGTCCCACTTCCTGATGGTCGGAGTATCCCTGTAACCCTTGATAAAAGTATTGAGCAAGCAATAGAAAGGATGGCGATACGAGTTGTTGCTGCTGTACAGGGGACTACCCAGGCTGTTAATGATTCAAGTAATGATGCTCAATCATCAGCTAATCGCGTTCAGGCTGTTCGATGAGCATTAGTGATGCAGAATATGCGGCATGGTTAAAAGATGACAACCAGGAGAGAGCTGTCCTGGTGGAAGCTAAATACTACGATACCAGCGAAAAAGTAAAATATCTTTCAACTCATTCCTTTGTCTCTTTGCCGACAGATACGCCAGCCAATACGGTTTATGATGATTTGATAAGTAATGTTCCAAATCTTCAAAGCCAGCTTTCTATGAAATTCGGAGTGGGGGATATTGACCTAGTTAATGATGGCTCATTAGATGCCTGGTTAAATGATGCCTGGGACGGGCGTGGATTATCTTTGCTAATTGGAGATCCAGCCTGGGCTAGAAATGATTTTAGACAAATCGCGGCATTAGTTACTGAAGCATTTGAGGTTGTTAATAACGATAAAATGCGAATCAGAGTAAGAGATAAGCGCGAAAAATTAAACGTTAACGCTCAATCTTCGTTCTATACAAGTGGTGAATCTTTTGGCAAACCGAAACCTTTGTGTGTGGGCCAAGTTTTTAACATTACGCCCATTTTAATAAACGCTTCTACTCACCAATATCAGGTTCACGATGGAGAAATAAACGCCATCACACAAGTTCGGGATAATGGCGTTTCAGTATCGTTTACGGCTGATTTATCTGCTGGTACTTTTGTTTTGAGTAGCCAGCCATCTGGTTTAATAACTTGTGATGTTCAGGGTGCTAAACCTTCAGGAAACTATCACGTTAAAACAGCCGATATTGTTGAATATCTAGTAAAAAGGGAAGCCCTGGTATCAGCAGATTTAGATGCCGCCAGCTTTACGGCTTTTAATACTAAGGTCCCTTACACTGTTGGCCATTACATACCTGCCAGGGCAAATTTAATATCTGTTATAGATAAAATTACATTATCTTCAGGCTCTTACTGGTTATTTAACAGGGCTGGAAAGATGGTTTTGTGGCAGCTGGATGATGTGACGGGTACAGCAAGTGCTTCTTTTGATGCTGATGATGTGCTTGATGATACTTTTTCATTTATAAATAGTGACCTACCTTATGCAAGATCGGCTATTGGATATCAAAAGAATTATACGGTTCAAAACAACTCAGCCGGCTCAGTCACGGAAGCTAACCGCAACATATACAGCGGTAACAACCTTGTCTCATTTTCTGTTAATTCTTCCATTATTACCTCTCATCCACTTGCTCTCAAGCCTGACGCGCTAAATAGCGTAATTTCGTTAATTGGTGATGCCAATACTGAAGCAGCCAGGGTCCTGGCATTAAGGAATGTCGTTAGGTTTACTTATGAGGCAACCTTCTCAACGGGCCCATTTGAAATTAAATTAGGAGATGAAATATCTGTTATTTATCCCAGGTTTGGATTTGAAAATGGAAAAAATGTGATTGTCGTCGGCTTAGATGAGCGACCAGCAAGTAATAAAATTAAAGTGAGATTCTTTTTATGAGTAATTTGAGAATAGTATGGGCCATCCCATCTGACACTTCTACTTTAAGCGCCTCACCGGCACTAGTTACAACTCTACCTGTCACGAATTTACAAGATCCGACCAGGGCGCGAATAGCCAGGACCACATCCCTTGCCCAGCAGCAAATCTTAGGCAATCTTACATCGCTTCAGATTGTGAACAGCCTAGTGCTGTGGAGACATAACCTCAGTGCTACAGCTACTTGGCGGTTAGAGTTATTCTCTGGCGCAAACCAAAGCGGAACGACCGTTTATGATAGCGGGACGATATCTGCTGTCTCTTTAAAATCGTTAGGCGACTTGGAATGGGGGATCGATCCAATCGGCGCTACCGTATTCGAGGCCGGAGCTGAATCTTGGTCTTTATCATACTCAGTCCTTTGGTTTACGGATGCCGCTGCTTTATCGTTTAGGTTAACTTTAACCGATTCGGCAAATACAAATGCCTACATGGAAGCATCCAGACTAATGCTAGGGCGTTATTTCTCGCCAGCAGTAAACGTAGATTATGGCCTCGGTTTGTCCTGGGTAGATGAGTCCAGGCAAATAAGAACCGCAGGAGGCACACTTAGAACTGATGCCGGTGTTATTTACAGGCAGATAGCCTTTGACCTATCAGCACTATCTGAGTCCGAGCGCCCTAAATTTATAGAAATTATGCGGTCATCGGGCAAACGAAAAGACCTATTTGTCTCGATATTCCCAGAGGCAGGTGGAGAGAAAGAACGCGATTATTCAATGGTTGCGAAGATAACGAACAACCACGATAACGTCACTATCACACACGGTATTTATCAAGATACATTAACCCTACAGGAATCATAGATATGCCAGTATCAACCAAATTTTCAACGGGAGACACGGATTATCCCACTAAATTAAACCAGATGGATGATGATTTAAACCTTGGGACAGGTGTTCTATCCACTTCTGTTGCAGCCGCCGCGGCGAGTGCTACCTTAGCTGGGCAAAAATTAGTGTTAACTAACGCCGATGTTGTCCTGGCTGATGCGGCTGTTGTGAGCGCCCAAGGACAGGTCACTTTAGCAACCAATCAAGTAACTTTGGCAGTGGCTGCAAAAGATGCGGCAGAAGCAGCTCTAGATGCTTTCGACGATACCTATCTAGGAGCAAAGGCTAGCGACCCTACACTGGATAATGATGGTAATGCCTTAATCGTAGGCGCTCAATATTTCAATACGACCATCAATAAATTAAAGGTATATACCACGGGTTCTGCATGGGCTGCCCTTCAGGACGGCATAAGTTCCGTCGTGGCGGATACCTCGCCAGAGCTAGGTGGCAATTTAAACTTTAACAATAAGTTGATGATTGGTGGACTAAACCTCGCAAGGTCAACAGTTGCATCACACGCATCTACTGCGGATATCTGGACTGCTAGTAACCAGATAAACTGGACAGGAGCAGTCACCACCATAGCGTTCCCTAATGCGCCACAAGGCGGAGTTGAAAGAACACTAATATGTGCAGGTGCTTGTTCGTTTACTGCCGGTAGCAACATGGTTATCGATGGCGTTAATTCTGGCGATACGGTTACTTGTGCTGCTGGAGATCAGGTGATTGTAAAAGCAATTAGTACAACAAGTTACAAACTATCAAGAATAAAATTAGACGGTACTGCGCAAGTATCTGTTGCTGGTGGTGGTATGACTCAAGCGCAAATTCAAGCCTACATTTAAACAAAAGGAATAAACAATCATGGCAACAGAAAAATTAAAGGTGTTTGTCAACACTGCACCCTCCGTATCAACATCAGCAATAACCAATGTTGTTATTAAGGCCACAAGCTCAAGTGAGCAAGCGGTTTTAAAAACAATATCTTATGAGGCTGTAGATCCAAAGTACCCTGTAACTGCCACTCTTACTAACGGCAATGCAAATCTTACAACGCCTAAGACAACATTAAAGACGGTCAAGAACTCTGACACATTATCGGGTTCACAGATTGTAGATGTAAGCAGCACCGTAAATATTAAATTTGACACTGGCGCAGACCAAGTAACAAACGGTTATCAGGATGCTAGGTACTTTGGCGGTGATGGCTCTGGAATATTTAAATGGGCGGATAGTACGGGCACTCCTAGAGATCCAGCTAATGTAACAACATTTACCGATACTGTTGGAAAGTTTAGCTCTGTACGAACAGGAAGTCTCACTCGGCCTGCCAGATCTGCTTTCGGTTTAATTTTAGATGCAAACAATTCACCAGCTTCCAGCCCTGCGATAGCAGCGGGAGACAAAGTATATTTTTCGATGTATTCAAACCAAGCAAAAGCATACAATGCAGCGGGTGCTTTAATCACTTGGAACACGGGTGGCGGCAACGCAAACAATGATTCTTTTGATTTTGGCGGAGGTACTAATGGTGCTTGTACGGATGGCACATATATTTACGCGGTAGACACTGGCAATGACCCGTATTTATATCGTCGAACAATAGTCGGCAACGTATCATCAACCATCACTATGTCGAGAAATATTCTAGGTCAATCAGATAATCAGGGTGGTTTTACAATTTACCACGACGGGCATATATATATTCACGGCACTGCAACTATAGGTGATCTGTTTAAAATAAACGTCACTACTGGTGCTGTTGTGACACTGACAGGCTGTGGTATCGGGTCGTATTCTGCCGGAGCAATTGTCACGAAAAGAGCTGACGGTGAGTTCTATATCATAGAGGTTGGTCAAGGTACTGACAAAAATAACATTATTAAA